GTGCGAAAGAACCGCAACGAAAGAAAGGAATAATAACTATGGCGTTATCGAAAGCTAAGATCAGAGAAATTTTGTCAAAGGCTGGTGTTGAATCAGAAAACATGGCTGATGCTGTGGACGCAATCACGGACGGTCACGTTGCATCAATCGATGCTCTGAAAGAAGAACGTGACAAGTACAAGAAAGATTCAGAAACACTTGCAGACGTTCAAAAGGAACTGGACGATCTGAAGGCTACTGTGGACACTGACAACGGATTCAAGAAGAAGTATGATGATCTGAAAAAGGAGTACGATGACTACAAGCACGCTCAGTCTGAAGCCGCCGCTAAAAAGGCTAAAGACGATGCGTACAGGGCGTTGCTCAAAGAGATCGGCGTTGTGGAAAAGCGTATCGACTCTGTCATGAAAGTAACTTCACTGGATGATCTGAAACTTGACAAAGACGGCAAGCTGGAAAACCTTGACGAGCTGAAAGAATCCGCAAAGAATGAGTGGTCTGATTTTATCGGTAAGCCTGACACAAAAGGAGCAGGAGAAAACAACCCACCTGCGAATGATCCGAAACCGCCACGCACAGAAAGCAGAGCGGCTCAGCTGGAGAAACGGTATCATGGGGACATATACGGAGAAGCCCCCAAAGCTAATGAATAAGAGAAGATTGGAGGAAACTAAATGTCTTTTATTTATGAAAAAGAAGAAGGCAAGGTCTATGAGGCGGGTTGGTTCCTCGTTGAGGATGAACCTGTCACCCGTGAGACCAGAACGATCCCGCAGACGGGAGCTACTACTGCCGCTAACGGATCCAAGTATGTAAAGGCTGGTACACCATTTCCCGCAAACGGAGCGTCTGCAGTTGGCTTCGTGTATGAGGATGTGGACGTGACCAGCGGCGACATGGCGGGATCAGTCGTAACAAAGGGAGTAATCTACGAGGACAGACTTCCTGTTAAACTGGATTCAGCCGCCAAGACCGCACTGCAGGGACTTGGCTTCAAGTTCGTTGCAACATCACCTACTGTAACTAGACCGTACTAAGAATTGGAGGTAAATTATGCCTGATATCAGATGGGAAAATAATATTCAGGGATTTATCCCGAATGAAGATTGGCTCAATGTGGGTTTCGCTGTTACAAGACAGAATGACCCTGTTGATATGGTCTTTGGCGATGAAAAGACCGACAACCTTGTAGCAAGATGGGAGAGCATCGCAAGCCAGTATCAGATCCCGATGATGGCTCAGTTCCACGGTGGGGATACTGAATCACAGAAAACTTTCAGAGTTCCTGTTGACCACAGAAACATCGAGAAGGGACTGATCAAAGTAAAGCTGAATCAGTCTGAAAGACTGAGAGCGCTTACAAGAACAGGAGTGCAAGGCGATACCGCACTGTATGATTACGTCATGAACGACGGCATCAGACTTGCGGATCAGGTATTCACAAGATCAAAGGTCGCTAAGAACGAACTGCTTGCTACAGGTAAAGTTACGATCAAAGAAAACGATCTCGATCTGACTGTGGATTATGGCGTTCCTTCTGCGCAGACAAGTCTGACCCTTGACTTTGGTAATGGTGCGGCAAAGGATATTCCGTCACAGCTTCAGGACATCATTGATGCGGCACTGGCAGTTGGCGTTACGATCACTGGCATGTACTGCGGTAAGGCAGTCCTGACCAAGCTGAGATCTAATGCCGCAATCCAGAAGGCAGTTAATGGTAACATCGGAGCAGGAGCTCTTCTGAGCAATGTTGCACTGCAGGGTTATCTGAGTGATGAGTTTGGCATCAATCAGATTCTGACCAATGACCTGACTTATGGCGCAAGCGCAACGATTGGTGCTGACGGCAGACCTGTTATCACTACAAAGAGATATTATCCGGCAGACAAGGTTACGTTCTTTGGAACAGTAGCAGGAGCTCGGCTTGGCACAGGTCTGTGGGGCGATCCGCCTGAGGTTGACGCTGGAAGATTCTTCGATGTCAGCACTGAGGGATCCGTTTCTCCGTATGTATACGTAATGCAGTGGATGGAGACAGACCCGACTGTCCTGTGGACTAAGGCAAGCGGTCTGTTCATGCCAGTTCTGTTCAACCCGAACAGCCTGTTCATCGCTACAGTAACTGAAACGGCAGGAGCTTAATCATGAAGTATGAGGTTGTAAAGACCTTCGCCGATCTTCAGGATAACAGACATCTGTACAACGTGGGGGACACCTTCCCCCACGAGGGTGTAGAGGTTTCCAAAGGTCGACTGAAGGAGCTCAGCGGGTCCAATAACAAACTGGGTACCCCGCTGATCAAAGAAATCAAATCAGAGAGCAAGACTACCAAGAAAAAGAAGGTGGAGGAAGATGCTGACGCTGACTGAACTGTGTAACGAACTTAATAACTGGTTCGATAAGGATCGGATCTTCGGTGTGTTCAAGATCGCAGACGGAGAACTGACCGGAATGTCCGATTATCTGCAGGAAGGTCAGTATTTTCGTATAGTTGGGAGCATCTTCAACGATGGGGTTCACAAACATCCTGTTACAGGGCTTGTTGATGAGGTGTTTGATGGGGCTGTATGGTTGATGGCTGTGCCTCCTTCGGTTGTTGACCTGTCAGTTAAGATTAATGAATGGGAAAACAAATATGGTGGCGTTGACAGTGTTGCGATGTCGCCATTCCAATCAGAATCTTTTGGTGGATATAGCTATACGAAAAAAAGCGGCGGCGGCTCAGACAATTCTGCAGATACTGCAGGATCATGGCAAGGAGCATTCGCCAGCGAATTGAATAAATGGAGGAAAATCAGACCGTGAGCTTGTTATCTGATGCAATGGAAAACTGCATATTTCTGAACAAGACGAAAAAGCCTGACGGATATGGCGGTTACAGGGACGCCTATACGGACGGTGCTGAGTTTGATGCGGCAATCGTATTTGACACATCGATCGAAGCCCGTGTGGGCGAGAAGCAGGGAGTTACAAGTCTGTACACTGTAACCACAAGCAGAGGGATGACGTTGGAATATCATGATGTTTTTAGGCGTGTCAGAGACGGAAAGATTTTTCGTGTCACGAGTGATGGTGATGACAAATTTACGCCAGCAAGCACAACACTGGATATTCGGCAGGTAACAGCTGAGGAGTGGCTGCTGACAGGAGATATCAATGGATAAGTGGAAAGCATTACAATCATTTTGGGAATCATTTGATATTCCTGCATACGATGAGGCTACTGTTCCTGATGATGCGACCATGCCGTACATAACATACAATGCTACGGTTGACAGTTTGAATAAGCCTGTTGTAATGACAGCGAGTATTTGGTATCGCACAAATTCATG